TTTGATTTCAATAATATATCTTTTTATTTTCCCATCCTTTTCTCTCACTTTGATAAAAAAATCAGGAAAGTATCGATGTATTTTATTGTCGATTGGTGATCGATATGGTAGTGCTATCTCTTCACTACCCCATTGAAGTATTTTTGAATGATTATCACAATAAACCATGAATTTTCTTTCCCATAGTGATCGATAAATGATGTTTGTCGGATCACCTTTATATTTTTTAGGGTTAGATGGCTTATACTTACCCTTATATGACATCTAAATAGAAGTAAGATAAAATATAAAGTATTTAGATGGTTCGACCAAGAAAAATAGCTGATTTAAAACCAATACTGACAAATGTAGCACAGACATCTCATTATCAGGTGTTTTTTGATGGATTATCTTCTGATCTTTTTTCTTTTTTAGGTAAGAAAGGGGTAAATTCAAGATTTATTACAGAGAATGCAGGATTACTGTGTTCATCAGCATCAATACCAGGCAGTTCATTAGGAACAAGTGATATATTTGGTAATTTTACTGGAGTTCAAGAGAAATTTGCTCACTCAAGAATTTTTACAGAGTTGGGATTAGAATTTTATGTTGATAAAGACTATAAAATGATAAAATTTATTGAACATTGGATGGAATATATTACGAGTGGATCTGAGAAAAATCAAAACTCATCATTTAATAAAACGAATGAAGGATATTTTTATAGGATGAGATATCCTAGAGGTACATCAGGTTACAAATGTGACAAGACAAAGATCGTTAAGTTTAATATTGATTACCGTTCAGAAGTGGAATATACATTCTTTGGTTTGTTTCCTATTAATTTTTCGTCAACACCAGTTCAGTATGGTGGATCAGACGTGTTAAAAATGAACGTAACATTTAATTATGAGAGATATATTGCAGGTGAACAGACAAGTCTATCATATACACGTAACATCTTCGAGAATTTTATTTAGATATACCAAATTCAACTTTTAATTCCAAAAATAAGGCAAAAAAAATTCGGGTAATTTTTTGGTCTGTCAGGATTTCAAAAAAACAGTATAAATAAAAATACTGAAGTGTAAAAAACATTATGCCTTTACCAAGAATCACAACGCCGACATATGAGTTGGTTCTTCCTTCTTCGAATCGAAAAATAAAATACAGACCGTTTTTAGTTAAAGAAGAAAAGATTCTCATCATTGCGATGGAATCAGAAGATCAGAAACAAATAACTAACGCAATTAAGACAGTTATTAATAATTGTATATTGACGAGAGGTACAAAAGTTGATAAATTATCGACCTTTGATATTGAATATTTGTTTTTAAATATACGAGGTAAATCAGTCGGAGAAAATGTTGAGGTGATTTTAACTTGTCCTGACGATGATACCACTCAAGTTCCTGTAATGATACCACTTGATGAAATCAAAGTGGATATAGACCCAGAACATACAAAAGATATAAAATTAAATGAAAATTTGACCATGAGGATGAAATATCCCTCTCTGTCTGAATTTGTATCAAATAATTTTAGTCTTGATGGTAATGTGGGTGTATCTGAGTCATTTGATATGATTATCGCTTGTGTCGATCAAGTTTTCAATGAAGAAGAATCTTGGAATTCATCTGATTGCACGAAAAAAGAATTAAGTGAATTTTTAGATCAATTAAGTTCAAAACAATTTAAACAAATCGAAAAATTTTTTGAAACAATGCCAAAACTGTCACATACAGTAAAAGTCACTAATCCTAATACAAAGGTTGAAAATGAAATTGTTTTAGAAGGGTTATCATCTTTTTTCGAATAGGTATGGCTCATACAAGTTTAGAGTCATACTTTAAAATAAATTTTGCGTTGATGCAGCACCATAAATACTCTTTAACAGAGATTGAAAATATGATTCCGTGGGAAAAAGACGTATATGTTGCTCTCTTGGAACAATATATTGAAGAAGAAAATTTAAAAAACAGACAACAAAGTGGCATCTAACATCTCTAAAATTCCGTCAAATATGCTAAGTAATCCAAATTTGGATGCTGCGGAAGGGAAATATTTGTCAAAAAATGAAAGAGTTGCAATATTCAGAAAAAGAAAAATCAAAACGAGTAGTGTTTTTGGTAGAAAAGATCCAAAAATAACATCTACACCAAGAAGGGGAAGACCAAGAAAGTTTCAGACTCTTGCAGAAGTACAGGCAGACATAGATGCAAGAAATCCAACGTATATAAGTCCTGTTACAGGAAAAAGATTACCAGGCACAGGACCTAAATTAAATTCAGATAAATTCATACCACAAAATAAGATATTAAAGGATTTACTTAAACAGGTTGAAAATAATACTAGAAAAATTGCATCATTGAGTAGTTTTGTTCAATCAAGCATTAATAAGGTATCTAATTTTTTAATTGATGATGCAAAAAAAGAAAAAAAGGATGCGATTGAAAAAGAAAAAGATGAAACCAGAGAACTGGAGGATAATCGAAAAAAGAAAAAAGAAGGATTATTGGAGGGAGTTAAAAAATCCATGAGTGGTGCTTTAATGAGACCTGTTGAAGCAATTGGTAATCAAGCAAAAGGTATGTTGCAAAAATTAGTTGATGTATTTCAACTCTTATTCGCAGGATTTTTAAGTGATAAAGCGTTAAAAATGATTCAGGCACATTTATCTGGTGATACTGAAACATTCAAAAAAATGAGAAATACAATCATCAAATCAGTTGCGATTGTTGGTGGTATTTTTCTTGCATTAAATGGTGGTTTACTAGCTTTGCCTGGCATTATAAGTGGTGTAGCAAGTGCCGTTATATCGATAGGTGGTGCAATTTTAGGTTTCTTAGCTTCACCTGCAGGATTAATTGCATTAGGTATCGCAGCAGGTATTGGCACTCTGTTTGCCATGAAATCTGCAGTTGATGCTGGAAAAGTGAAAGCTGCTGGTGGTCAAGCATTTTATGATAAATTTGAGGAGATGAAAGGACCTCTGGTAGATGCTGGTATAACGATAAAAGGCACGGGCAAAAATGAAAAGTTTTATGTGGGCAAATCAAATAGTAGAGGAAGTGGTCAAAAAACTGTGGAAAAGGCAGGGTCACCAGAACAGAAAGAAATCGTTGCAAATTACATTGTTGAAAGAGATAAAGTTATTGCAATAAGAGATAATATGAGAGAGGATATGGAAACAGCGGAGAGTAAGTTAAGGAAAGAGTCAGGTGGTGGTAGAGTTGGATCTAAAAATTTACAAGATTCAGGTGCGATTGGTAAGGCAAAAGGAGAAATAAGAGACAAGTATGAGTCTATGATAACTGGTGAGGAAAAATCAAATGCAAAAATAACACCAGTTGATGAAAAGAAAGATGTTACAATCACACCTCCACCTAAAAATAATACAGTCTCTACACTAGATGATACACAACCAAATGTAATTGTTCAATCGTCTGCAAGTGGTAATAAAAATCAAAAACCACCTCAAGTCACTAGTGATTCAACAACAAAAGTTCCAAATATTTTGTCATCTAACAGAGATAATCTTTATTTGTCATATTCACAAATTCAATACAATATGGTGATGTAATATGGCAATAACAGGAACTCTACTTAAAATAGGAAAATCAATGGCAAAAACATCTGGATCTCTTCTTAAAGGGGTGCAGAAAAGCACATTGAATCTTCGAAAATCAACGATGAAACGTAATAAGATAAAGGATAAAGTTTTCGATAGATATTTAAGATTTAAAAAATATAAAAAAGAAAAGAAGAAGAGACAGGAAGAGGAGAGTCAACTTGAGCAGCAAAAAAAACCGCAAGAAGATCCAAATGTAAAAAAAACGAGGAAGTCAACAAGTATGTTTGACAAACTAATGGAATTTTTAGGACTGATTCTTATTGGATGGATAACGAATAAACTACCTCAAATTATTGATTTTGTTAAAAAAGTGGTCGATACAATTAAAAATATTGTCAATGGTTTTAAAAACTTTTTTGGTGGCATAGTTGGATTTTTTCAAACTATCGGAAAAGTTATAGGTAAGGCATTTGATGCAATTTCGAATTTGAAAATTTCTGATGTTGGAGAACTCGTAAAAAAAGCATTTGATGGTATTAAAGATGCATTTGGTAATATAAAAGATAATCTTTTAGGTGGTGTTAAATCATTTTTTGGTTTATCGAAAAAGAAACCGAAAAAAGATTTATCGATTGAAGGCATAGAGAAAGGAGAATTTGATGATAAAGAAATTTCATCAAGTTTCAGTAGTATGCAAAAAGAATTAGGAAAAGTAAATGAAAATTGGAACAAAACTATGTCAACCGTTGAGAGGGCAGGTACAGGAATTGATATTGTAGGATCAGAAAATAGCGGCAATCTTGAAGAAGTAAGTGTAGATGGTGAAAAAGTGGAATCCCCAAATTCAACTGAAGCAAACATTCAAAAAGAACAGGCACCAACAGGAAATAATTTAAATATTGACAGTAAAAATGAAGAAATTGTTGAGTTTGATAAAGAAGTTAAAGAAATTAAAAGTTTAAAAAAAGATAGTAGCAATATTACCATTGAGACACTAGATGGTAAAATACTTAAATCTGGTGATGAGGGTTATAAAGAAGAGTTACAAAAATCTAAAGATGCCTTTATCTTAAGTCAAAAGAAGGTATCAACAAAAACAATCACCCCAGAGAGAAAAGCTAAAGATATAGTCGTCATCATGGATAATAAACAACAACAGATGATGAATCCTCCACCACAGAAACATAAATCATTCAATCCAGTTGTTGATAACTCAGACACGAGTGTCAAAGAACAAATTCTTCTACAATTAGCATAATGTCAGCATCAGAAGCAGCAATTTTCGAAGAGTTAACTCTCGAATCAAATGATCAAAAACGAACTGTAGATTTAAGACCAGGCATTGTGTCAATTGACTACTATGAGGATATTCTCTCACCTACTATTAGTGCAAAAATTAGAGTAATTAATACTGGTGATACAATATCACCTAAAGATAGTCAAGATCCAAGTAAAACAGATGGTTCCAAGCAATCAATTTACAATGGTCTTCCT